AGCCCAATACACTCCAGAGCTTTCGTTAACTACAGTTTGCCTACCCTCATTGTCCATCAAGATAAATTTATTACTTGCCCCAATATGCTCGCCTACAATCTCGGCAAATGCTGGAGTAAACGCAAAATCAGGATTTGCAGAAAGCATAGGTTTTAAATAGTCATTGATGTAATGCCATGTGTCGCTTTTGCTTTCGTCTGCTTTATTACCCGTTGATAAAATGCCATTGTGCATTAGCCATAAATCAATGCCATGGACTGATCGGGTCAATACTTCGTATGGGTGACAATTGTCCAGATCAATATCTCCATGGGTACGCATACGCAAATGGAACGCACAATCTCTACCAGCGATCTCAGAGTGATAAAAATCAATAAACTCCTTTGCTGATTGGGGTAATACTTTTTTAATGATTAGATCACCATGATTGGCGGCCATTATTCCTACTCCATCTGAATTAAAAGAGTAAAAATCCTCAAGCCATTCATTACTTAGGATTGGGCTTGTCGTTGATTGTTTTACAAGTAAACACATAATTATTTTTTCCTATTCAAGTGATTAAAAATTTAAGCTACTGCTAATTGCTTTTCTACTGCTGGTTGATTGGCTGGTTTAACCAGCTCTAATTTCATTGGTAAAACAAACCCCTTTTCTCTTAAATAAGAGCGTAAGAACTTCGTATCTTTTCGATTTTCAGGTAAGCACACAAAGTCCAAAAATCCAGCAGTAGTGAGTTGGCTGGTGCTGGCATTTTTGCAAAAGTGCCATGTCGCAAAAGTAAACTCCAAGCAAGCCATAATCGTTGAGTACTTCAACGTCCCTTTAAATAGTCTGAACTCTACTGTCTTCTCATTTTGAAAATTAAGAGCTTCGTACCGATCAGGGTTGAGAGCTTGTATTTGGTCTTTTCGTTTGGTACGCAAAAGAGCATTTTTTATCCAGCTCTTATCGCTCTTTTTATCGTAAATCTTGCAGTAGCTCGATTCATCTCGTCTGGCTAATGCAAAAACCAAATTATGGTTTGCCGGGTCATTGATAAAAAGCACCATTTTACTTGCGTGAAGTGTAGTCATTGAGCTTTTGCAGATGTGTACGTGAAGTCCGCACGTGTCTGTATTATGGCTTTTCGCACCTTTAAAACGAGTGTCAAAAAACTCCAATTGCTTGGCATGAACATCTAGCCCTGTGTAAGCAGTTACTAGCTCGAACCCTCTATTGATCGAACAATCGTCTTCACATAGGGCATATAGGTAATTGTCGCTCGGGGTCTGGTATCTGCCCAAAGAACTTAATAACAGTCCAGCTCTTTCGTCCAGATCGTATGCCCCGTCTATCTCCATTTCCAGCTCTAGCCCTAGTAATACTCTAGGCTTACGCTGATCGTATAGGCTTGGAATGTGGTCTAACTCATGCTTGCTGGAGTGTCTATCCCCAATGTTTTCATACTCTCGGTCTTCGTCTTCGTCATCATCTGAATGTTCAGAATAGTAGTTATTACGCTCAGACCAATAGTAGTTATTCACACAATGATTGCAGACCCCAAAATCATCTTGGACATTGTGATATTCATGGTCTAAAAAATAATCCGAACAGTCTGCACATTGAAATAAATTCTCATTAAACACACTGCAAAAAATACCCGAAAAATCTAGGCTTATGTCTTTTGATCGGTATTTATTGATTAAGTCCAGAGCTTCAACGCTATCCTGATCTCGTACACATTGAGCGAATAAGAGAGCGAACTGCTTACGATCTGCCCGCTTTCGCTCGATTTGTGCAAGGGTCTGGCGTCGATATTGGTAGCAATCCCTATCACGCCTGTGGTTTCTGAGTTGACTGTTAATGTGATCTTTCACACTCCAGCCCCTCTGCTTAACTTCGATTAGATTCATTTTGATCCCTTTCGTTTGGTTAAATGCTCAAGCAAATGCCTGAACCCCAATAGTGTAAGGGATTATTTTGCATTTGGGTTGAGTTTTTAGTTTGGGGTCATTGTTGGGGTCTTTTGGGTCATTGTTGGGTCATTTCAAAATGGTCTGAATGACCCATAAAATGGGCTGGTAGACGCTTATAAAATATAGAGTATGGGTCAAATGGGTCATTGAATTTGGCTTATTCTAAAAATCTTATATATCAGTATGAGAGCATTTATCCCCGTTGCTGGCTAGCGATTATTTTGGCTTGTCCAAATGACCCATATGACCCATAAAATTCAGCTCTCACGCCCCCGTCTTTTCATCTCGCTGAAAAATGCCAAGAGCTTTATGGGTCATATGGGTCATTCAAAAACATATGACCCCAATGACCCCAAGAGCTTGTTTGTTTGTGTCCAGAGCTTGTTTGTTTGTCGCTGGACTTTTAACAAACAGAAAATGACCCCAATGACCCATAACCCGCAAACCCTTATTCTATATGGCTTTCAGGCTTGCATGACCCGCAAACCCTTATGTGGTAAGGCTTTTAGCTTGGTGCTTAAAAATTAGGCAGGCACCCCCCTAGGGCCGAGCGCCAGAGCCTTGTGTGACCGGTGGGTTCACGAACAATTTTTTTATTTTTTACTAAAAAGTGATAACATCACGCGTATGTTTAACAGCTATCCATACGAAGTCCGTAAGCTCGAAGCCACCGAAGTACGGCTCGAAGCAATTAAAGAAGCTGCCAAGCTAGGACTTAAAGGCGACGCGTTAGCGATCGCTGCTGGAATGTTGCCTACCGAATACCGGCAGTTGTGTCAGTTAGACCCTGCTGCCGAGTTTGCTGAACTATTAGGGAGAACCGAAGGTGAACGTAAAGCTAGTCAACAACTGCACGCTGCTGCAGCAAGCGGTGATGCGAAAGCCGCCCTCGCCATCCTCCAGCACCAGCACGGATGGGTCGCCAAGCAACAACTTTCAATCGACATTGAGCAACGAATTAGCGTTACGCAGGCTCTTGAAGACGCACAGCGTCGAGTCATCGAAGGCGTGTTTACTGACGTCACCCCGCCCAAAGAATTAAGTAATAACCCTGAGTTCCACGTGAAACCTAACAAGCAGAAACAAAAAGCCGCGTAATGCAAACTACCCGCTATTCTGCGCAAGATGAACAAGAACTCATGGCGCGGTTATGGTCACCCGCGATCAAGGACAACCCGCTAGCGTTTGTGTTGTTTGCGTTCCCGTGGGGACAAGCAGGCACACCGCTTGAGAACTTTACTGGACCACGCAAGTGGCAGCGCCAGGTCTTAACAGATCTAACAGACCACATTAAAAAGAATGCTGGGCAGATTGATTTTAGCGTGCTGCGCCTAGCGATTGCTTCGGGTCGTGGTATTGGTAAGTCGGCTTTGGTGTCCTGGCTAGTGCTGTGGATGATGACCACCCGCATTGGGTCAACAGTCATTGTGTCGGCTAACAGCGAAAGTCAGCTACGCAGCGTAACTTGGGCTGAGATTACTAAGTGGTCGTCCATGTCGATCAACACCCACTGGTGGGAGATCTCCGCCACAAGAGTCATGCCCGCCAAATGGCTGACCGAGTTGGTCGAGCGTGATCTAAAGAAAGGCACGCGCTATTGGAACTTAGAAGGCAGACTGTGGTCAGCTGAGAATCCTGACGCGTTCGCTGGTGTGCATAACTACGATGGGGTAATGGTCGTGTTTGACGAGGCGTCTGGTATTGACGACTCCATCTGGGCGGTGACAAGTGGCTTTTTTACAGAGAATACGCCCAACCGCTTTTGGTGTTGCTTTAGCAACCCACGGCGCAATACGGGTTACTTTTACGAGGCGATTGAGGGTAGCAAACGGGACTTTTGGCAATCTAGGCAGGTGGACGCTCGGGAAGTAGAAGGCACCGACAAGAACGTGTATGACCAAATTATTGAGGAATATGGCGCTGATTCTTACCAGGCGCACGTAGAAGTGTATGGCTCGTTCCCCTCAGAAGGGGATGATCAGTTCATTTCATCTACGCTAGTGGACGACGCTATGAAACGGGACAAATGGCAAGATGACTCCGCGCCCATTGTGATTGGGGTAGACCCCGCTCGCTTTGGTTCTGACTCGACCGTTATTGCAGTACGTCAAGGACGGGATATCGTGGAGATTCGCAAGTTTAAAGGCGACGATACAATGGTGGTGGTCGGTCATGTAATCGAGGCCATTGAGCAGTATGAGCCTGCGGTAGTTGCCATTGATGAAGGTGGGCTTGGCGCAGGGGTGGTTGACCGGCTCAAAGAACAACGCTACAAGATCAGGGGTGTGAACTTTGCGAACAAGTCAAGGAACCCCATGATGTACGGCAACATGAGGGCGCAGATCTGGGGGCAGATGAAGGATTGGCTCAAGTCCGCAAGCATCCCCAAGGAAAAAACGCTTAAGACCGACCTTATATCACCCTTGATGAAACCAGACAGTAAGGGTGCCATTTACTTGGAAAGCAAAAAGGACATGAAAGCTAGAGGCTTGGCCTCACCAGACAGTGCAGACGCTATTGCACTTACTTTTGCGTTTTCTGTTGCACACCGCGAATCTAAAGGTATACTTCGCAAACAGACATATCAATCTCAAGGCGCAGCCTTGAACTCATGGATGGGATCGTAATGGCAACAAAAAAACATGACAAACCCATAGCTCGTACAACCACGGGCAAAGGCGCGAACTACAAACCCACCGACAAAGGTGCGGGTATGACTGCCAAAGGAAGGGCTGCGTACAATGCAAAAAATAATGCAAATCTTAAGGCGCCTGCGCCAAATCCTAAGTCTAAAGCGGATGCTGGGCGTAAAGCCAGCTTCTGCGCCAGAATGTCAGGCGTCGTTGCCCACGCCAAAGGCGACGCCCCGCGTGCGAAAGCCGCGCTCAAAAGTTGGAAATGTTAATAAGGAGAATCAAATGGCAACAAAACCTGGATTGTACGCAAATATTCACCGAAAAAGGGCTAGGATCGAGGCTGGATCAGGCGAAAAAATGAGAAAGCCTGGCACTGCGGGCGCGCCCACAGCTAAAGATTTTAAGCAATCAGCTAAGACAGCTAAACCTGCTAAAAAGGGGAAGTGATGCCACTTAAGAAAAGTTCTAGTAAAGAAGCTTTCCGTAAGAACGTCAAGGCTGAGGTTAAGTCGGGCAAGCCCGTCAAGCAGGCCGTAGCAATCGCTTTTGCTGTAAAACGTGGAGCGATGTCTAAAGGTAAAAAATAAATTTAAAGCCGTTAAGGTTTTATCCCAAAGTAAATTGTTTAGCGGTATCATTGTCGATGCGCAAACCTGATGTGATCGGAATACTAAATGGCGTATGACCAAACCTCGATGAATATTGTTGGCAAAGTAGCCGACGTAGGTGGCAACCCCACTACTACTCCAAATGAACAGTCAGATGTCCTAGCTACTATGCGTCACCGCTTTCAGATGGCGATGTCTGCGTATTCTGAATCACGCGAAGATGAGCTAGATGACCTGCGCTTTATGGCTGGTTCGCCAGACAACCAGTGGCAATGGCCTGCTGACGTATTGGCAACTCGCGGTTCTGTTCAAGGGCAAACCATTAATGCACGCCCGTGTTTGACCATTAACAAACTACCGCAGCACGTTAAACAAGTAACAAACGAACAACGTCAGAACCGACCCTCTGGGAAAGTAATCCCAGCAGACGATAAAGGCGATGTTGAAGTAGCGGAGATTTTTGAAGGTATGGTTCGTCATATCGAGTATATGTCTGACGCCGATGTGGTCTATGACACTGCTTGTGAAAACCAAGTGACGTATGGTGAAGGCTATTTCCGCATCTTGACCGAGTATTGCAACGAAAATTCGTTTGATCAAGACTTGCGTTTAGGCCGTATTCGTAACGCGTTTAGCGTTTACATGGATCCATTGATTCAAGACCCTGCGGGTTGCGATGCTGAGTGGTGCTTTATTAGCCAAGACTTAGAAAAAGACGAATATGAGCGTCAATATCCAAATGCCGCGCCCATTACATCCATTATGTCCCAAGGCGTAGGTGATCAATCCTTAAGTCAATGGATTAATGAGAACACCATTCGTATTGTTGAGTATTTTTACCATACTCACACCCCAACTAAACTCAATTTGTATCCTGGCAACATGAGTCATTTTGACGGCTCGCTTGAAGATAAAGAAATGAAGCAAATGGGCTTAAAACCCATTAAATCTCGCACGGTAGACGTCAAAAAAGTCATGTGGATGAAGTCCAATGGCTATGAAGTCTTGCAAGAACAGGAATGGGCAGGCAAATGGATCCCCGTAATCCGCGTGATTGGTAACGAATTTGAAGTAGATGGTCGTATTTATGTGTCTGGCTTGGTTAGAAATGCTAAAGATGCACAACGTATGTACAACTACTGGGTATCCCAAGAGGCAGAAATGCTTGCTTTGGCACCAAAAGCACCATTTATTGGTTACGGCGGTCAGTTTGAAGGTTACGAAAACCAATGGAAAACTGCTAACACAACCAATTGGCCGTATTTGGAAGTTAATCCCGATGTTACTGATGGAATGGGCGTAACGCTGCCACTTCCACAACGCGCCCCACCGCCTTTGGCTCAAACAGGTCTTATCCAAGCCAAAATGGGCGCGTCTGACGATATCAAGTCCACTACTGGACAGTATGACTCGAGCTTAGGTGCCACAAGCAACGAACGTTCGGGGAAAGCTATTCTTGCCCGTGAACGCCAAGGCGATGTCGGTACGTTTCACTATGGTGACAATTTAACTAAAGCAATTCGTTTTGCAACGCGTCAGTTAATTGACCTTATCCCCAAGATCTATGACACCGCGCGCATCGCCCGCGTGATTGGTATTGATGGTGAAGTGTCAATGGCGAAAATCAACCCTGAACAAGACGAGCCAGTTAAGAAAATCGTTGATGAAGCGGGCATTGTTATTGAAAAAATTTACAACCCTAGCGTTGGCTATTATGACGTAGTGGCTACTACTGGCCCAGGCTACATGACTAAGCGCCAAGAAGCGATGGAAGCTATGGCGCAGATTTTGCAAGGCAATCCTCAGCTATGGGCGGTTGCAGGCGATCTATTTGTTAAAAATATGGATTGGCCTGGCGCGCAAGAGTTGGCTGAACGTTTGGCTAAAACCATTGATCCTAAACTTTTATCGACTAATGACGAAGATCCTGCTTTGCAAGCTGCTCAACAGCAGATTCAAGCAATGGGTCAAGAGATGGAAGGTATGCACACCATGCTTCAAAACGTCAGCAAATCAATGGAAGCTCAAGACATGGAACGTAAAAACTTTGAGGCTGACATTAAAGCATATCAGGCTGAAACACAGCGTATTTCTACGGTTCAAGGCAGTATGAGCGCTGAACAGATTCAAGACATTGTTATGGGTACTATTGCCGCCGCGTTAGATACTGGCGATTTAGTCGGTAGTGAACTACAGCGTGAACAAATGGAAATGCCTGAAGAACCACAACCAATGCCAATGGAAGGTATGCTTCCTGAAGGGATGCCACCTGAACAAATGCCACCACAAGGAATGCCACCACAAGGAATGCCACAATGAGCTGCGAAAAATTTATAGGAATGTTGTTTTTGGCACGGGACGTTACCCATTCGGCGCATCTTAACACCCGTAGTTACTCCAAGCACAAAGCGTTACAAAAATTTTACGAGAATATTATTGACCGGGCAGACGCGTTCGCCGAGGCGTACCAAGGACGAAAAGGTTTGATTGGCCCGATTGCGTTAGCGTCAGCCAAAAAAACCAATAACGTCCTTGAATTTTTAGAAGATCAACTTGCCGAGCTTGAAACTATGCGTTACGACGTATGTGATAAAAGTGATAGCACTTTGCAACAGTTGATAGATAACATTATTGAGTTGTATTTAACAACGCTCTATAAATTACGGTTTCTAGCATAATGCCAATAACTATCAACCATTCAACTCCTGCCGACGGCACTTTTAGTGCTACAGGCGCAACTGCTTGGAACGATGACCATGTAGTAGTTGGTGCTGCCGCTAGTGGAACAAATACAGACATTACAAGTCTAAGCGGTATTACGGGTGCAATATCTAGCCCTGATTACATAGCTTTTGACACAACCTACGCTACGCCTTTGACTGCTGGGCAACTAGGTTGGGATGGTAACGATACTTTAGCAATCGGCATGGCAGGCGGTAATGTTATTCAACACATTGGTGAAGATCAATTTATTTACATAAAAGCAGATGCCGCTATCACTAAAGGGCAAGTTATTATGTTTACGGGCGCAGTAGGGGCTAGTGGCGTATTAACTGGCGCACCCGCCACAGGCGTAACAAACCCTCAATATATTATGGGCGTTGCCGCAGAAGATTTAGCACATAACGCTTTTGGATTAATACAAACTTTTGGTGAACTAACAGGATTAAACACCAACGCTTTTAACGAGGGTGATGTTCTTTATTATGATTCTTCGGTTACAGGTGGTCTAACCAGCACTTTTCCTGCAACTGGCCCAATCGTAACAGTAGCCTCAGTAGCTAAAAAATCAGGCGGTAATGGGGTATTAGTAATTCGTGTCAGTGTGACTCAACGCATTACAGCAGGTACAGGGGCTACCATTACCCAAGCACTAACAGGCACAACAGTAGCGGTAACAAGCCCGTATAACCCTGCCTCAGTAGCCATCACAGGCGGCACAATCAATGGCACTACTATAGGTGCTACTACCCCATCATCTGTAAACGCTACTACGATTACAGGACAGACAGGTAGGTTAAATGGAACTGGTAGTAATTTATTGCTGTACTCAGAGCAATTACAACAAGCAAACTGGTCTACCATTGCTACAACAGTTACTGCCAATACACAAATAGCACCTGACGGAACAACCACAGCAGATACTTTAGCTGGCTCTAGCGGTTCTTCCAGAATTTTTCAAGCAGTAAACTTTCCAACCACAAGTTCAACATGGACTTTATCGGTTTATTTAAAAGCGGCAAGTAATGTAACAGCAAGGATTGGCATAGGCTCTGCTGGTATCAGAGAAATAGTAACTCAAAATGTGTCAGTAACAACTGATTGGCAAAGATTTTCAGTAACAGCTACAGGGCTTTCAACAGACACAGGAAGTTTCCAACCGTCTATTTATTGTTCGGATGGAACATCGGGAAACACTATTTTTGCTTGGGGTGCTCAGGGTGAAAGAGCCTCTTCTGTCGGAAATTATGTACTTACAACCACTACAGCAGTCTACGGAACTCCTACCCTATCCTTTAGTGGAGTATCTGAAATAGGTTTACTGTCTAATGGTGCATTGTATTTACAACCAGCAGGAACAGGCGCATTACAAGCACAAGCTACTACATCTACTACAGCAGGTGGTAATGCTAGGGGTGCTAATGCTACAGATTGGCAAACTACAAGAAGCGGTGCAACAAGAGTAGCAAGTGGAGCACAATCAGTAGTTTCTGGCGGTGATAATAATGGTGCTACGGCTGTAAACTCTGTAGTTGCTGGTGGCACAAACAATGTAGCATCTGGAACGCAGTCGTTTATTGGTGCTGGTAACGGAAATGCTGTATCTTCACCTTATAGTAATGTGGTTGGTGGTTTTGGAAATACAAGTGCTGGTTATTACAATTTTATTGGTAGCGGTCAAGCAAATAGTGGAACAGCATCAGCCGCAGTAACCACCCAAAGCGGCACGATGAATGCTACTACGGCAGTAACGCTGTCAGGTTCAAACGCCAACATCAAAGTAGGTCAATATATTACAGGAACAAGTATTGCTACAAACACATATGTAGCCGCTATATCAGGAACAAGCCTTACCCTTTCCCAAAACGCATCAGGTTCATCTACAAGCACTCTATCTTTCTTTACTCCTCATGGAGTAGTAGTAGGCGGTGGTAATAACCAAGCTACAGGGGCATATAGTGCAATTTTAGGCGGAGGCGATGCTGGTACTGCGGCTAATAGGAATACTGCATCAGGCGATTGGAGTTTTGTTGGTGGTGGAATAAATAGCAGAGCAACAGGATTAGGT